AGCCTGTACTGGTTGTGCTGGTGGTGCAAGTGTAGCAGAACCAGTGACAACATTGCCACCAGAGATATACTTCTGGGAGTCTGGGGTCAAGACAGTCTTCATCTTGTTCTTAGCTGGGTAGCCGTTATTCCCCGGATCAACACCAATCACAAAACAAATCTCCATGTTGTTAATCATGTTGATGCCTTGGATAGATGCACGTTTAGCCCTAGCGTCCTCGCTTTCATCTTTAGGTGAAATGCCAAACCCACTATCGACCATCTGTTTAATGGTGTTCAGACCAATCTTCTTGGCTTTCGACATGCCGTTGTCATCACGAGCATCACCATCAACAAAGATATTCTGCCATACTTTGCGTTTATCAAATGGACCACCAACAATGGTCAACTCAATAGGCAGCCATTTAGCTGTAGTTGTTTGTGACTCTTTGAAGAAAGTACCCCCACCATATTCCGGCATTTCAATATCACCACCTTGTAGTGATACGATTGCACGAACAATAGTTCCATCAGGCATTAATTCAAAATCTCCACCGCCAGAGCCTTCCATTGGTGGTACGTTATTTAGATCAAGCATTCTAGGATTCCTCTTCTGTATTATTGATCGTTTTTGGATTTACAAACTGCATTCCTTCTGGTCTTGGGCCAGACATTTTTGTAAACAGTTTGCCAAGATGCGGCTCTTCAATCTCTTCAAGTCTACCGCTTCTGTCTTTAGCAGGGTATCCCCACCTATTCAAAGTTGTGCATACGAAAGCCCTGAACATAGTTCCATCGTCTGCTGGGATTATCGTCATAGTAATCAACTCATCGACAATTCCGGGCAACTCACGCCCTGTCTTTGCGCCTTCAATCTGCAAGTCGTAACTAAGCCGTCCATACTCATCAGTCTTCTCATCAAGAATACCAACAAAGATAACATTCTTTTCACGAATATGTTGAAGGTGAGTTAACCATGCCATCATCTCACGACCCTGCGCCCCATACACTGCACGAGTGTCTAACTTGCCTGTACGGTCTGATCTAGCATCTGGTTGATTTTGATTGTGTGTAAAACAAAGCCGCCCAGCAACAGTAATACTATCAATAAATATAGTATCGTATTTAGCTAGTACAGCTTCAGGATCACCGTAGGTCTGACACACATATTCATAGTGTGACATGCTATACGGAGAGTCCTCATTCAACGCAGGATTAGCCCCGCCAAGGAAGCATGCAAAGTCTCTACACTCTTGCCAAGTGCGTGGTCTAATGACATCGACTTCACATCCTTCAATGGCGGCATCACCAGCTTCTAGGTCCATGAACAATGTTTTGCTCATGTCTAGTGTACGCACCAGTGATGTTTTTCCCACACCAGACTGACCCGCGATCACAATTTTGTGACCGCGTTTTTCTGCCAGCCGTTGTTCTGCGGAAATAATCTTTAACATTAGTTGCCCTCCACTTTCTTAATATCCACAGTAACGCCTTGCAGAGATACAGTGCGAGCCTCTGATAAAGACGCCTTGATTTCTGGTGGAGCGTTCTGAAACTTAGCCTCTGCAACACTGTATTTAACAGTAGCAAAGTGCCTTGCTGTGTCTGGGTCCATGTCATTAAGAGCATTTACCAGTTCGTCTTGATCCCACTCGACACGCTTGCGGTAATCAAGAGTGACCTTGTAATCACCACTAGTCATACTGGTCTGACCAAAATCCTTACCCTGTTGGGCAAGCTGCATTTGGGCAGTATCTTCAAACATATCTTTTAGGGAGTTGCTCAAGATCTTCAGTTCTCCCTGAAGGTCTTGGATTTTAGATTTGATCTCTTCGCGCTTGTTGTAAAGAGCGGACAGATCATTAGTGTTGTTCATAGCGTTCATCAGCTTTCTCCTCGCAGTTCGCTAAAACCATTTGGAGAAAGTAAGGCTTTGATAGTTCTATGTCAACGGTATTTTTAAAAAATTATTTTTATTTTTTTTAGAAAGGTAAATATCTATTTCAAAAACGGCCTTCATCAGCTTCTTCTTTAATTTAAATTCAGGTGTCTCTACGCCTTTTGCGTCCTCGACTATTTGAGTTTCGTTTCCGTAGTCATCTACTTGACTATATCTAAAATCTGCAACGTACTTACATATCTTCATACCGTTCACTAAGATGTCATAAGGTATCTGGCGCTCCAGATTTACAATGTACCCAGCGCGTTCCATTGCAGTCAGTTCACCCCATCTTTCTGCCTCCCATTTGGAGTCAAAAGTAATTCCCATGAACTTGGTTTTTTGTGCGCCGTACTTGCTCTTGCGTTTATAGGTATACATGATAATATGCCTTTATTAATGGGTCGTCATGGGAAATTATAATGACTGATACAAAAAGATACAAGTCTGTTGCAGTGGATTTACCAACATATCAAAAGCTGTGCAAGTTGGCTGAAGATGATCATAGGAATGTGCGTCAACAAATTAGCAAGCTAACGGCTGACGCATTTGACAGCAAGTATTCTGATAAGGGTATTGGGTCTGCGGCTAAACTGAAGGATGCTGTGTAAGCATAATTCTAGGACAATGCCCTCATACGAGCCACTAAACGCTTGGCACGGTTAGTTACCTGATCATACCAACGGCTGTCCACCATCTCGTCTGCTGCGCGATTCCAATCACGAGCATCAACACCGGCCTTCATGCCTTTGAACTTGCTAAGTCTTGGTCTGCCCATATTGAACATCATGTTAGCTATAATGTGCTGGCACTCTTCGGGTAAGTCATCAAAGTCGTCATACAGAACCTTGCAGTCTTCTATAGTCACTGCAATATCCAGATTGAACCGTTGACGTACACGCTCTTCATTTACAGGGGTTCCGACAGGCTGACCACATTCAGGGTCACCCTCCTTCACCAGAGCGCCAATGCCGAACGTGGGAAGGCCCAGATGATCTAGGTACACCTCAAATTTACAGCCCTCGTCTTCGGCTATTTCTTCACGCAATTGTTCTTTGTTCATTATGGTCCTGTTCCCAACAAGGTAGCAGTCGCAGGGTTAATACCTAGCGCTTGCGCTACGGCAGGATTTTGCGCCGCTTGTTGTCTGATACTTGATGTATTACCAACGGCAGCTACGTTAGGATTCAACGGTTGCGTAGGGTCAACTTGACCAATTCCAGATGCTGGTGCTGGCGTTAATGAAGGTGAATTTTGAACTAAATTAGATATTTGTCTTTCAGCTTTTCTGGTCCCTTCTTGAGCAACTTGACCCGGAGTCTGTACAAGGGCAGCAGCTAATACTTTTCCAAAAGTAGCTGCTCTTTCCTTAGTAGACAATCCTTTAGAAAGTCTTTCATAATCTTTCAAAACTCTTCTGTAAGTAAATCTTGAGCTTAAAAGATTTCCCATCACACCAAATCGAAGAATTGCACCAATATTCTGCAAAGGAGATGCGGCAATGTTAGCTGCAACAAGATCACCACCGTTTACACCTCTAGTGTTAAAGGTGAGAACTTTTGCAAACTTAGCCATATCATCGCCCATTTCTTTGCCAAACACAGCTTGAAGCTTTCCTCCTTCAGCCGATTTTGACAAAGTGTTAGCAAACTTTTTTAGAGAATCACCTTTAATCATTACGTCTGACCCAAAGTCATCCAAAATATTTTGCATATATATTGATTTGATTTGCTCTCTTTGAGTGTCATCCAATACATTCATAATAGACGATATTTCACTAGCACTCGCTTTTGGCGCTGTAACAAAACCAACAACCTCATCTACACTGTCATCAAATTGACCAGAAGCAATCCGTTTAAATATTGAATTTCTTTTAGCTGTAAAAGCATCGCTCTGTGCTTTTGCTAGGTTACGCATGGTATCAACAAGAGCATCAGGAGCCTCATTACCTACCAGAGCCGCCAGTGAGCGCTCTACATCAACTGCCTGCTTTGTTCCTGCCATAGTTGTTTGTCTAATTTGATTAGAAAGATTTTTTATTTTACCATAATCATCGCCAAATAGTATTTTGCCCGTTTCCCCTAAATCGTCAATTGCATTGGAAAATGAAGATCCTTTAAATGTAAGTGGGTCATCTGCTTTTGTTCCAGCCGCCGAGATAGCATCGCGCAAATATTCAGATGCAAGCTTTCTTCTAAATTGATTGGCTGCATCTCCACCCATATTTTTTCGCACAACATCTATTGATTTGCGTAAAGATTCTGGTTGGCCCTTTTTTATGATTTGCTTCATGAAATCAACGTTAGGAGGTATTTCTCCTGCTCTTGCAAATGTTTGGAGATCTTTGATTCCTGTAGCTGCTTGCATTTTTTCAATTGCGGTTTGACCTTGGCGGAAAAACGCTCTTGCACCGGGGAGTTCGTCTGCGGCTTGTCTAAGAGTTGCAAGACCCTCTTCAGTCAAATTTATGCCAGCAGCCCTAGATGCTGTTATAGCCTCTTCAATAGCTGCTGGATTTAACAAATCATCAACTAGGTTGACCGCATCATTTAATCTTTTTGAACCGCCTCTTCCATCAAAAGCGTGTTTAGAGTCAAAAAGCTGCCTTCTTAAAACGTATATTTGTGCAAAAGATGATTTTTCACCTAAAGCATTAATTCCCTTAATTACAGCGTCAACTGCCGCTGCTTCATCAATATTTTTTGGCGACAATCCACCAGCCGCTATTGCTGGTTTAAATGTTTTTTGTAATTGTTTTGCATGTTCTTTTATAAGAGAACCTCTCCCAGTTTTAATAATTTCAGATGAGCCAATTACAGACTCTATTGTTTCATCTATGCTTGAAAATTTTGTTGCTGATAATTCATCAAAATTCTTTAATGATTGAGCTATTGTTGAAAAAACGTTTTGATTAATTTGCTCATCTTTTACAGCAGCAGCGCCCATATCAACTGCTAATTGATCAAAAGTTGAAATGACGGACTCTTTAGCTTCCATTTCAGCTTGTTTTAAGGCTGCATTTTTTGCGGCAATACTAGCTACTAAAGATTGTCCAGCCTCTCTTTCAGTAACTGAACCAACAGGAACGCCTATTTCGTCTTTGTACTTGTTTATCTTATTGATCATTGAATTATAATTTTGTTTTAATCTTTTTGACCCGCCAAAAATTGTTTCTCCTATTTTTTGCTGTCTGGCAATAAGAGGGGATCCTCCAATTGCACCAATTGACGGATCAATGCCAAACTCCTCTATTGATTGACCAGCCAGAATAATATCTTCATCAGGGAGTTGCTGACCTTTTAGCCCCCTAAAGAACGGAGCAACTATCCTAATAGCACCGCCAATAGCAAACTCTGACCCAGCGCCGATCAAAAAGTTTACTTTAGCGTCATTAGCTATTTCTTGAGCGGTTTGTCGGGAAACTCCAGATAATATTTCTACACCTTCTTCTGCTAAATCACCTCCCGCTGTGCCTACGCCAGCACCAAGAACGCCGCCTATGAATGTTCCTATGCCGGGAAGAATAGCTGAACCCAATGCTGCACCACCCAACGTGCCAGCAACACCTCCACCTATATCACCAATGAAAGTTGTAAGATCAGATGTTATATCGCTCATAGAGAAGCCTTCTTCATCAATCAATGTTGGCTTTTCTAAATCTAATCCAAGCTTGGCTCCGCCTTGTGGAGTAATAGCTAACCTACCGCGATTATCACGAGTGTAATCACCTTCGCCAAGACCGCGTTTTTGCAGGCTGGCTTCTTGTTCAGCTTCATTGTCTGCTAAAGACAACCCTGACCTTAACCCAAAATCTTGAATACCAGTTTTAGTATCGAACAATTGTTCTTGTCCAGAACTTGTAGAAGCAGTGAATTGAGGTTCAGCAGAAGGCTGTCTTTGCCCACGAATAATATTAGCAATTTTTATTTGCTCATCACCCGTAGGAGAGTCACCAGCTATTTTTACTTTAAAAGGACCGCTGGGGGATTGAATTAAAATTTCACCCATAATAATTCCTTATTTGGTTAAATCAAAAACAGGTAAACCACTAGCATCATCTATAGGTAATTTACTAAAGTCTATTGCTTGATAATTATCGCCTCTGTTCCCAATACCATAAAAAATTCCTTGCTGTGCAGTAGTAGACCCTAACTTAAACGCTTCATCGCTATCGTAATTAGTTCTGTCTGTGAATTGAGCAAGGGAATCTTCAAATTCTAATTTTGAGTTTTCAAAAATACCGCGAGCCTCTTGAAGTCCGGCGATAGCCTCTGCTATATTTTTAAATGCTCCGGGCTTTCCTAAGAGTTCATCTATTCTTTTAACATCTCCCTCTGATATTCCATTGCCAGTTTCTTGAGTAAGAAATCTTTTATATTCACTAATGATTCCGTTCCTCATTGACTTTAATAAAGCTTCCTTAGAAATACCTTGTTTTAAAGTAATAGAACCGTCTGTGTTATATATTGCTATATCTTCAAATATCTTTGCATTGGGATTTTCTGGAACCACGGATTTAAATAGCGATTGTGCGCTTTCGATAATTGATTCGGCAGTTGACCCCTCTGGACTTTTTTCAATCTCTCTTAAAATTCTAATACTGTTATCAATAGTGTTTTGTGCCTCTAAAATATTACCATATCCACGACCAAACTTTTTAGCATCATTTTGTGCATCAGTTAATATAAGCTGCCCCCCAGCTTTGGGCATACCTTTATGTATTACAAACTGTTTGTTACCACTGATTGGCTCTTGTTTAAGCATGTTTTTTATTTCTTTGCCTTCTGCGAAAGCTTTTTCTGCGTCTTGTCTCCATTCAATCTCTTTTACAGCAGTGTCATATCTAGTTTTAGCTGATTGCAAAGCAGCAGCAGCATCCTGCTTATCTTCACGATCTTCAATTTGATTAATTCTAGTAACTTGAGCGCCAAGAATTGTATCACGGCGATCTCTAAGATATTTAGCCTGATCAATTAAGAACTTTTGACGATTTGCCGTATCTGTTTTGCTTTCAGTCAAAGCGTACTTGCCAGCAGCAATTTGTGCCTGTCTGGCTTCTTTTCTAGCTTCTTGAATAAGTGGCAGTGCTTTTTCACCAGCCTTACCCGTTTCTGACAGAAGTTTTCCGACATTAAAGCCTTTACCAGCTTTGTTTTGCATAAGAGCTAAGCCAAACGCTGTAAGCGCGGCTTTGTTGTCTGGATCGCCAGAAATGTCTATGCCTGTGGCTTTTGAAAACTCGTCTTTATATTGCTGCATTGTTTGAGCTTCAGGGGGAGCCATACCTACAGCTTCATTGTAAGACTTTAAAGATTGATCCAACAGTCCTTGATATAGATCTTTGTTTATTTGTTCACCGCTTTTACCGCCACCAGTTGTCGCTTCGTCACTAGTTGTCGTTCCGCCACCTGTATCAGCACCTTTTTGCTCTTCGCCTAAAAATTGCAAATCATCTGTTGAACCTAAACCTGATGACTGTTCAGTTGTAGTGCCACCACCTTCTGTAGTGCCATCACCCTCTTTAGTGCCGACACCACTCACTGTAGCATCATCAGAAATGATGTCTTTTATTCTACTAGTGAGTTGATCATCGCCCTCTACAAATTGAACATCTTGCTCTGTTCCTAAGAAACTTTCAGGGGGTAAGCCCATAGGAACCATACCGTATGAACCTAGCGCCACATCTGTATCACTACCAATAACAGATCTTTGTCCTGAATCAGAAGGAGTAGCGCCTAATGATTGAGATAAGCCTTGCAATCTTTCTATTTCAGCATTTAATCCAGCATCTGCTTCAGCAGACGTAGGAATCTGTTGATATGTTGGGCCTCCTGCAATTATTCCAGAACTGGGATTTATACCACCTAATTTAGCTCTATCAACCGTTCTAAGTTGACCTTTTTGACGTTCTCTTTGAGAGGCCAAGGCTTTGACTATACCTGATATTTCTTTGTTATAAGCAGTGGCTGTAGGCAGTTGTGAAATATTGTATCCAGCCTGAGCAAGATTAATAGCTTCGTCTGGAAGTGAAGTCAGCATTCTTCCAGCTTCTAACGTTGGGTTTACTACAAAATCTAATATGCCTCGACCTATTTGACCTCCTAATGTTTCTTCATCTCTAAACTGATTAGGGCCATCAACAAAAGAACCGTATTGTTCCCCGCTAAAAACTTTACCAAGACCAGAATTTCGCACAGCGTCAGAAATTTTTGGTTGAGGATAAAGTTTTTTCGCAAGAGCCGTGTCAGATGCTACTGTCCCACGCATATTCTCCATAGTTAAGGGATTGGGTCTATTAGGCCCAAACATGAGGTTTAGACGGTCAATAATTGTTTCAGCCATCTATATCTCCTAACCTACACGTTAGCTGCGGCACCACCGCCGCTAGGCGATATGCCTTGCAGCGCAGTGTAAGCACCAATGCCAGCCAAGAATGGATTTGTATCAGGCGTTGTTGCAGACTTAAAGGTTGACCCAAGGCTACCGCTTGGTGTGCCTTTAAGCAACTGAGAACCAAGTTGCAATCTGGTAAATGGCTCTTGCTGTTGTTGTAACAGATTTTGACGCTGTGCCTCAAGGACTTGAGATTGGAAGTTTCTGCCAATACCTCCAAGCTGCGTAAGCATACCGAGATCAGCGCGGCCAAGCTCTGATCCCACACGACCTATATCAGCCGTTGTGCCAGCTAAAGAGCCGTATGCCTGCCCAAGACCACCCATCAAACGAGCAGCGTCTTGTGAGCCTTTTAAAGCTGTTTCAAAGCCACCTCTGCGTAATGCAGCCGCTGCCTTTGTTTGTTGATCCAGTACATTTCTACCTAATTCTGCTTCTGCAATGCCTTGACGAGATCCACCAAAAGCACCCGCACCCACAGCTTTGGCACCAATACCTTGTCGTTGAATATCTCCTGCGCGAGCAATATCTGCTAAAGTCTGATCTACAACTTGTGTTTCAAATGGGTTAAAAAATCTCGCCATAGATGTGGCGGGGTCCATCAAAGAACCCAATCCAGCGCCTAATGCTAATTGGCTTGCACCTGTTTGTCCCAATGCAGTTCTAAGAGCAGGAGCATAAGACCCGAACATTTGTGGCGCTGCCGCTAACGCTTGTCGTTGCAGCGGATCAAGACCAGCTATTTGGAACTGAGGCAAATTAAGAGCGGTATCTAAAAGACCTTTACTCGTTTGCTCATCGCCATCAAACTCTCCGAAGGCACTTTGCAGTAATCTTTTTTCTAATCCTTCTAAGTACGGCGCTAGGCGCTGGACCTGTTCTACAGTTTGAGTAGCCATTACGCCATCCTCTCAAAATTGTCCATCATGTTATACATGTTATTTATGCCTTTGTTCAGGCTCCCGCCGCCAGCGCCCTTTACTGCATCACGGGTCATAACAAACTCTCCATCCATCAGCAAAGCAGGAACATCATCTTTTGTTCCTGATCCTTCGCCCGGTCCTATGCCGCCATTACGGCGCGGAAAGTACATAGGATCCCCACCTTCTGCCATGTAGTTGATACCACCTAACTTGCCTCCGGGTCCACCTGCACCAAACGCACGGCGCTCAAAAGAGCCAAGAGATTGTGGATCATCTTCATCACCACCAGCTAAAAGCTGCGCCAAAAGTCCAGCCGCCAAACCTTCGCCAAGCTGTGAGTTTAAAATGTTAAACAATAGGCTAGGGTCATCTTCGCTTCCTGAAAGTCCGGGAAACTTAGCAAGTAGCTTGCCGCTCATTGTTGTACCTGCGGGAGCAACGGGAGCAACGGGGGCTGCTGGAGGATTTACTTTTCCCATTGCTATTTCAGCTTGAGTTTGAGGGGTAACTGAAGCTTTACCAGCACCTTGCATAATACCTGTTTGTTCAGCACCGGGAGCAAACTTACTCATAGCTCCGCCAGCTATGCCACCAAGTAACGCTGATCTCAAAGCGTCTTTTGGTTTTTGTCCAAGAGCCACTCCACCTATGCCAGAAGCAAGAGCCGAAGCTAAAAAAGGGTTCATCCCAGCAGGCATCATTCCCGGTGCAAAAGCCCCTATAGCTATAGGCGCTGCTTGCTTTATAAGCTTTCCTAGATTGAGTCCCATGGGTTTTCCCTCATAAACGAGTACAATTATACGGGTAAAATGTTTTTATGTCACTATTTTCACAGTTCCACTGTCATTGTACAGCGCACCTGTCTCTAAACCTGTGGCACTTGTAGGCAAATTAGTTAGTGTAATCTTAGTGCCTCGTAACTCTCCGGGGTTGCGTTCTTGTGCTATAAACAACTCAAGAGAACGAATTAAATCAGACATATACTGAACCGAATACTCTGTCGGTGCTTCCGGCAGTCTTGGTGGTGCAATCTGATTAGATGACATTAGCGCCTACCATCCTGTCGTATATCTATGCGTGGGCTACCAAGCTTCCATCTCGCGCCTAGCGCAGATGACTCTATTCGTAAAGCAAAAGACCTACCACGGGACCGCAAGAACAACTGGTTTGTGAACGTTTCAACGGGCGAAGCAGCCGTGCGTATTGTGTCTCCTGCTGCTGTATTATCAAACCCAGCCCCCGGAAAGTTTCGGGACTTTACGGTAAAAGTGGCTTGTGGGCTACTAAGATTTGTTGATCCGTCAAAGGTAATGTCGGGAATTACACGGTTTATGTATGTAAATTTGTCACCATCACCGATGTCCATAGGTGAGGATTCAATGTACGAATTCATAGCTGACCCATCGTCATCGTACCCAAGTTCATGGTTATACAGGTATTGATTACCTGCCGCTAATGGGAAAGATCTTACACCACGATCTAACCATGCGGTACGGGCAAGGTTACCGAAGTACCAGACCTTTTCAGCGTAGTTATATATAACATATCTGTCATTTTCAGAACTGCTAGAACTAGGGTAGTACCATACAACCTCTGAAAATTCAGAGTTAACCCCAGCTATGACCTTGTCTCTCTGACTTTGATTGAAATCAAGGAACACCTTGTCTTTTACAGAGCAAGGTAGCTGCTGTGTTTGACCCGCATAGATGTAGAAGTTGTCAATACCCATCCAGTACACAACATCTTCTGTACCAACAGCAGCATTTGGCCCAGCTATTGTAATGTTAGAGGCAAGCTGCTGTATGCCAAAAGTAAACGGAGGACCGATAAACCTCATGGAACTGAGGGCAGTGTCAGTCCACACCAGTATCTCACGCTTTGTTTCAACGGCCTGTACAAAGGTAGACCCTGATCCAAGGCGCAAGTCTCCTGCTGTATTGGTTGCCGCCGGATACCAGATTAGTGGGTTCTCCTGATCAGAAAAGCGTATAAGCAGCGGATCTTGGACCCCGTTGCCTTGATTAGCAGAACTGCTTGAGTTTAAAGCATCACAACCAAAAGCAATAACGTGCCTGTCTTGATCAGAGACAAGCACCTGCTTTGCAATCTGTGGAACGCTGGTCTTTGTACCACTGAGTGTGGACAACTCAATCGCTCTTGTAGACAGGTTGTTGCTTCTGTCCCAATAGTAGATGTTGCTGTCACGGGGGTTGATGAGTAGGTCTTCACCAAAGTTATCATGCGACCACAGTCTGATCTGCGTGGTTGTAACAAGACCACTAGACGCTGCATCGCCCCAGCCGTCTCTGCCCCATGTACCTGCACCCCAACCAGTGCCACCAACCGTTGTATCAAGGCCCACGTTTATTTG